CCAAACTGGATGCCGACGTCGTGACACACGTACGTGTTTGCCCGGATCGGTGTGTCGGACGTCAAGGCGGTCTCGTAGGTGTACAGGTCGGCGCACGCCTGATCACCCAGTGCCGTGGGGTACATGCGTAGATCGTCGATGTAGCCCTTCCAGTCTTCGCCGGTACGAATCGAGCCGGATGGCGTGTAGGGTGGAACGCTCGTCGTCGTCGTCTTTGTGCCGTTCAAAAAAAGAACGGCGTTGTCCGTCGCCGACGAGTACGAGACGATGACGTGTTGCCAGGCGTTCGATGTCACCGCCCCGCCGAGCGTGAACGAAATGGCGTTGTGAAACCCGGTAAACTGCGTCCCGTCCGTACCGAGCGTCACTGCACCCGTGCTCATGAATATGCTCCCACTGATTCGATACAGCCATGCCGAGAATGTGTAGTTGGATGACGTGGGCGTGTACGCAATGTCGAGTTTGGTCGTCCCGAGAAGTCCGGCATAGTACGGCGCGTTCACAAATGTCACGTCGGGATCAATGAGTTCGGCCACGGGCATGACTCGATCAACCACACGGAGCGAATAGATCCGACCCGTGAATGCCGAGTTGGACGCCGTGAATGACCGACCGACGAACGTATTGGCGTACGTCACGCTCGCGCTCGCTTTGATGCTCGGTGTTGCAGTGGCAGACGTGGACGCCGAAACGCGACTTCCGATCCCGACGTGGACGCGCAACTGACCCGTCGCCCCGACGCTCGGATCATAGATTGCTACGACCGTGTACACAACCCCCTGCTCAAACTGAAACCCGGATGTCGTCACGCCTTGAGCCCCGTACGCAAAATACACGTTGGATGTTGCGGCGCTTCGTCCCAGCACGAGATTGTCCCCGGCGGTGTCGTTGAAATCGATCAGGCGTTCGGCCGTACCCGTCCCCAGAAACATGAAGGTACACTTGATCGTCACGCCGGTCGTGCCGAGCCCGATCGTGTACGATCCAAAGTTGAGATGTGGTGCACCCTCCGTACTCAGGTATCCCGTACCTGGAAATGTAACGTACTGCCCAGGGGTAAATACAACCTTTGAGTTTGTGAATGCAGGTTGCGATCCCGTCGGCGCCACGTATATATTTGACGTCTGCGCAAAAACGCGCGTCGTCGTGCGTGTTTTCAAGTCGCCCGCGGTGATCGCGTACGACATCTACTCTACGTGAAGAAGAAAATACTAGGCTGCGATGATTGAGAATGTAACCGATGAGGCGGCACCTGATGGATTCTGAACTTGGACCGTCAAATCCTGGCTGACGATCGTATTCTCGGCGGCTGTGAATGTGATACCGGTCGGGGTGATGCTCGTGACGGTGATACCGGCTGGGAGCGTCGGCAAGACCCGGAGGAGCAAAACCGTCTGGCCGATAGCTGAAACGGTAAGCGGAGCAATCGGCGACGTAAACTGGTCGGCGTAGACGGCGTAGCCCTTGACGATGCGTAGGTTACTGATGTATCCGTCGAACGACGTGCCGGTGTTGCCCGCACCGACAAAAATAGATCGACCGGGTACGTATGACGACCCGACCACGTTTGTTTTCACGGCGATCCGCGTGCCGTTCACGTACAGAGTTGCGACATTCTGTCGAATGACGAATGCGACGTGGGTCCAGACGCGCGTCGGGATAACCTTGCGTCGCACACCGACACGGTACGAGTTGAACTGAAAGTACATTTCGGTCGCGCTTTGGTAGAGCTGCCAATCGATGAGCCCGCCGTGTACTACAGCCGGTGCGCGTGAAATGATACCACCCATGTTTGTGGTCGAAAGGCCGTAGACCCACATCTCGAGCGTGAAATCGGTCAGGGTCGGATCGAAATCGAGCTTCGAGTCGGCGAGCGTGACGAGTCCGGTGAAGGAACCATCCGAGACGTTTGAAAATGGCGTCGTGGCTGAAATGTCTGGCGACACTGGCGTCACCGGGTTGGCGCTCGTGTCTGCAAGGTATGGCGTCGTCGTCCATGTGAGGGCCCCGGTTGCAGCTGGACTGGCCACCTGTGCGATCGTAAACGTCTGTGGTGCCGAGGTGAGTAGGGTGATCCGCCGCGGATTGACGAGCTGTGGCGTGACGTATGAGTACGCGCCGATGATTTGAAGTCCGGTGAGCGAAAGTCGTGTGACACTCGGATCGATCGTCCGGGCGATGAATCTGAAGATCCGGAATGCCGGTGGATTCGACGTGACTGTGGCGGTCCGGAACGTTTGCGTCGGTACATTGTCCTCGGTGAGCACGGAGATCCACACGTCGCCGTCGTTCGACCCGGCGAGCGTATACGCCGTCGCACCCGACCCCGTGAGCTGAATCGACGTACACGCGATTGCGTCAGGCAGTGCGAGCTGGACCCATTCACCCACGACGAGGGCGTTGTTGACGAACGTGGTCACGGCACCCGTGTACGCCCCGGAAGCGTACACTGCGCTCGTGGTCCACGGGGGGCCAGTCTCTGTGAGCGAAAACACGGTCGTCATGTTGTTGCTGGTCGACGACACGGCCATGGCGTACGATCCGTTACCATACGGCTGTCCGAACACTTCGTATGTCGCGCTCGTATTTGACGTGTTGAGGAACAGCGAGACGGGTGGATAAGACATGTTTGGCGGCGGGTCATTGAACTGAAACACTCCGCCGTCCGTGAAAGCCGGTACCGTGCTCCCGCCAAAGTTTGTCGTAAAGCCCGACGGGATGAACGCGGCGATTGTGATACCGAGTGAGGCTGAAATACCCGCCTGATTCGTCGCTGTGAATACGATGTTGTTCGCCGTGAAATATGATCCGGCGACAACCAAGAATGTAAGTGCCGTGTTGGTCGTCGTCTGGAGCGTCACGCCGCTCGGTAGGGTCGTATATGCCCACGTCGTCGGCTGACTGATCGTCTGTGTCACGGTGAATGTGACATTTGACGACGTGTCGAATGTCGTCACTGCCGGGCCGACCAAAATAGGTTTGACGGCAGCCGCGAGCGTAAACACGACAGGCGTCGAGGGCGCCCCGACGATGTTTGTTGCCGTGATGGTGTATGTGGTCGACGTCGTCGACGCCCCCTGGAGCACGTACACGGTGAGTCCCGAGTCTTGTTGGACAACCTGAATATTCGCCGGAAAGGCTGGTACGATCGACCATATGATGGTCCCGTAGTTCTGGGCCGTCTGCGGAATCACGATCGTTTGTTCGGTCGTCGTGTCCAGAATCTGATTTCCGGGCGAGACGAGCACGGGTACGGATGCGGACGACACGTTGAACGTGATTGAGGATGACGTGAGCCCCGTTTGACTCTTGGCCAACACGACAAACGACCTAGGCGGTGTAATGACAACCGTCGCTGCAACCTGAAACGTGAGCGTCGTGTTTGACTGGGCGATGATCGTGATGTTCGTCGGTAAGTTTTCGTATGACCAGGCGATCGTACCCGTGCTTGATGTCGCACCAGTTTGGCTGACTGTGAATGTGCGCGTGATTGTCGTGTCGAGTACGATATTGGTCGACGGCGTCGAAATCACGGGGCGGAGACTGGCTGACACCTGGATGGTTTTTGAGGCGATGATCCCAAGTGTGTTGGTTGCAGTAACCGTCAGAGGGGCTTGGGCACGATATACCGATCCGGCTGGAAAGGCGAGCACGAGCGCCGAGTCTGACGACGAAAAGACGTTCGAGCCGACGGGGTACCCCCATGTGATCGCACCGGTTGCGGCCGGACTGACAATCTGTCTGAACGTGACAAATTGGTTCGTCGTGAGATCGAGCACCTGGTCTGACGCCTCGAGTTCCGGCTCGAGGTATGCCGCAACCGTAAACACCACGGGCGTCGCAACGAGTCCAGCCTCACTGACAGCGCCGACGGTGAATGACTGTGACGGCACGTTCGTGTTGGCCCGGACTGTGAACCGTGCAAACTGGTCAGTCGTCACGACGTCGACATTCTGAAGTTCGGTGTACGACCATGTGATCTTACCAGTCCCCGTGACTGATTGTCCGACCGTGAATGTCTTTGGGAGCGTCGACGTGTCGAGCGTTTGGGTTCCGGGTGATTCGAGAACTGGTTTCCGACCGGCCGAGACGGTGAGCGTCAATGGTACGGATGCGATCCCCACCTGATTCGTAGCGGTCACGATGAGCTTCTGGCTCGTGAACAGTGTACCGGCCGTGACGACAAAGACAATCTGGCTGTCGCTCGTCGACTGGACTGTGACTCCGCGAGGAAGTGTATACGACCACGTAATTATTCCGGTGCCTGACGTACTGGCCGTCTGGAGCACCGTGAACGTCTGTTGCGTCGTCGTATCCAAGGTTTGGTTCGCCCCGCTGAGCACGGGACGAACACCGGCACCGAGCGTGAAACTCGTGCTCGCCGACATCTATTTTATGAGGGGAAATTTTACAGCCCGGCAATCACTTGGAATGTCTGCGTCGTCACGAGCGTTCCGGCGGCGATCGTGAACGTGATGCCCGTATTTGTTTGGGCGGTGACTGTTACACCGGCCGGCAGGGTATTGACGACCGTCCATGTGATCGGCACATTGTACGGATTGTAGTACGTGACCGTGTACGTTTGCGTAGTGGTCGTGTCGAGCAGACGCGGATCCGGATAAAACAGGGGTTGGTAGAACTGGCGGTAATCATAGACCTCGGTCGCGAGGTATTTGATCGGGCCCGAGAAACGGCCAAACTCGTTTTGGTCTTTCGTGATGAGTGTCCGCTGCGTCCGCGTGATGAGCAGTTGGTGCTGCTGCGTCTTGAACCATTCGCGTTCGTGGTCGGCGAGATGGACGAACGTCGCCCAGAGTTGAAACTGGTACGCCGGCGACGCCTTTTGGATCCGAATCACGAGGTCGTGAAACTCGATCGCGACGAGCGGGAATGCGCGCGACCAGTCTTGGCAAAAGAAAAAGTGCAACGGGTAAAACCCGGTCGGCACTTTGCTTTGGGACCACGTCGACGCCTCGAGGACCGGCCACACCTGTGACGAATACACGACATCCTGCGAATCGACGAGCTGTCCACCGATCGTGAGATCGACCGTGTCAAACAGACCCGTCCATGACGTCACGGGAATTTGGCGCCCGGTCACGGGGTCGTTCGCCGTGATATAACACGGACCGAGAAGGTCACCGTACCGATCGAATCGGAAGGACCCACCTGCATCAAAATTCATTTTTTTGAGTTCGATACCAAACGGCACGTGCTGCCGGTACACTGATCGAAAAAATGAAACTTGGGGATCGCCTGAGAGCCACACATCCTGTGGCCCTCGGGCTAAGAGCTGCGCACCGGGTACGCTACTCATCTATTTTTGGTCGAGAAAAGAAGGGGCTTAAGAAGAGTACAGGATTGCGCCCATACCGTTCTGGATACGGAGCACGTTGTAGTTGACTGCGTAGATGTACGGCGATGCGGACATGCCCGCGGCGGCCGTTGCGGCGACCGAGGCACCCTGCACGATGCTCTGCAGGTTGATCGTCGACGGCGTCACGATCCGGTAAGTGTCGATGCGCGAAAAGTTGAGCGTACCGGTCGGCTGCAGCTTGGACGTGTCCAGGCAGTACGGGATGATGGCCACGTTGGCCGTCTGGCCGTAGGGGGAGTAGCCGTTCGGCGTGTGGTAGTACTGCGCCGAATCCACCCAGTGGAGCAGCGTGCGCGACTCACCAATGTCCGTGCCGTTCACCTGCGTCTTGAACTGCAGCTGGGACGCAATGTCCGGGCCGGCGGTCGTGATGTTATACGCCTGCGTGTAGTTGTTGGACTGGAACGCCAGGAACTTGATCGGGTGGGAGAATGCCAGCTCCATCGTCGAGGAGGTGGGCACAAACTGACGCTGGACCTGCGTGATCAGCATATCCTGGGGCGTCTTGGCAAAGTAGTCACGCTCGGTCTGATCCAGGTAGATGAAGTTGGACCACACGATGTACTGCAGCTGGGCGTACGTCTGACCGCTCGCCAGGGCCGACTGACCGCTGTAGGCCGGCTGACCCAGCTGGGACGACCAGGTGATGCGCAGCTCGACGTCGTGGTACTGCAGAGCCACCAGGGGCAGGGCCGACTGCCAATCCTTGCAGAAGAAGAACTTGAGCGCCTGGAACGAGTTGACGTCAAAGCCCGGCTGCGTCGCCGTAGCGGCGGCATACTGGGGCAGCAGACGCTGGTTCGTGTTCACGGCGCCAACCACCGGCTCGATGTTGTTCATGTAGTAGCCGTCCTGCATGTCAATCACCTGGCCGCCAATCAGAAGCTCCACCTTGTCGATGATGTTCTTGGTCCAGTTCATCTGGGGCACCATGGCACCCGAGGCGTCACGGGCCGTAATGTAGACGTAGGACAGCAGGTCACCCTTCTTCTCGAAGCGGATCGTCGAGATGCCACCCGGGCTCGGCGTGCCCTGAATGAGCTGACGCTCCACCGAGTTGGCAAAGTGCGTGTAACGCTTGTACGAAGAACGGTAAAATGAAACCTCAGGCTTGCCGGTCAGGTATGCGTCCTGAGCGCCGATTGCAACGAGTTGAACAATGCCACCGCTCATTTATCAGAGGTCAACCTTTTTTTTTCACGCTTTTGCGTAGTCGACAAATGCCGGCTGAGCGATCGGGTTCTTGGCACGAATATCCCGGGCCAGACCGAAATCGGTCTGGATCGCGTTCCCCTTGAACACATTGACCTTCTGGTACTGCGGCACGATGTAACGCTGGCCGTGTGACCCATCCGCCGGACGAAGAGGCAGCGAGCTCGCCTCGAGGCGAGTCGTCGTACCGGCACCAATCATGCCGATCGGGTCCTGGCGAACGTTCATGCGACCGGCATTTGCCGCCCGATCCGGGTTGACGCGATTGTCCGAGCTGCGCGACATGCCGTTGTTGAGCAGACCGCTGTTGTAGCCCTGACCGACAGAGAACTGGGCGGGCCCGTCGCCCAGATTGTCGTCTCTGTAGCCCGTCTCTTGACGGTTGGTCGTCCGGCGCGTCTTCTGGAAATCCGGGCGACCCTCTGGCGCCGTGATGGCACCACCCTGCCCCTGTCCACGGTTCTGCGCCGGATCACGGTGCCACGCCTTGGTCTGCTTGGCGTGATGGGTAATCTCGCCCATCGTCGTCCCGCCCGACTTGATGAACGAGCTGGCCGGACCGCCCCACGTGCCTGGGAGCGTCGTGAGCGTCTCCTCATTCATGTTCGTCGGCTCGATGCGGAAAAACTGCTGGAACCCACCAGCGGCTGGCGTGTTGGGATCGAGGCCGAGACCGCGACCGACGTACACCTTCTCGGCCGGGTTCAGGTTGTTCATCTTGTTCGTGACATTCTCGCGGTACGTCACGTCGTACACGGGCTGACCAAACGGGAAGCGCTTCCCGTCCTTGACAATGTCACCCATGTTTGGCGCAATCTCCTTGGGACGCAGACGCCAATCACCTGAAAAACCACGGCCCGTGTCGGGCGTCATGTTCTTCTGGTCGAGCTGCATGTCCTGCTGAGCGAATTGGTCGTACTGGACGAGATCCTTGCGGAAAATCTTTTGGGGTGCCAACAACGCCGGCACTTCTTGCTGTTCCTCCTTGGCGTCGCTAATGCGTTTCCCTGCGAAAACGAGACCTACGACGGCGA